AGACTCATGTTGCCTTAGACCTCTACCAATTGACTGCCTGATGATCACCTCGGACTTAAATGACTCTGTAAAGAATATATTGTGTATTTTCTTAATGGAAATTCCAGTAGAGAATGTACCATAACTCGCCACAATAACTACTTCATCTCCTGCTTCCATTTTCTTTTTATATTCTTCTCTAATATCTTTATCTGTTCCTCCATCTACATAAAAAACTCTTTTATCTGAGTTTTGGCGGAGCTGTTCGTATATTTTTTTACCATGTTCTATTCTATGAAACAGAACTAGAGAGTTCCTAGGGACCTTACCAACAACATTACATATAAAATTAAGTCTACCAAAAGAATTAATAATATAGTTTTGTTCTAGTTGAAAAACATCCTTCCTATCATACTTATTAAATGCTAATTCTTCAAATGCTTTTTTTGCGGAATCAGGTGCGTAATTCATTTCAATTACCTTTACTTTACATTTAGCAATGTGGCCTTGACTCTGTAAGAATGCAGCCTTAACTTCACTAATCACAGGTCCAGTCTGACTCATTAGAGTTAACTTATCTAATGTTCCGTCTTTAGGAATCGTACCTGATAAACCATACTTATATTGTGCACTTGTACATTTTTGTAATATAGTCTTAATAGAATTAGATTTCGCCTTATGAGTTTCATCTACAATAACAGCATCGAACTGTTGAAAATATTCTTTGGGCTTTTTAACTAAGGACTGATACGTACCTATCACTACATTTCTGTCTGACTTTATTTTCTGGCCGGCATATATCTGCTGTATCTTTAGTTTTATTCTATTCTTATTATTGTATTCGTGGAAATCTTCATGGGCCTGAACAACTAGAGAAACATTAGGAACTATAAATAATATCTTTTCGGCCTTTTCTTTTTCTAACATATACGCCACTGTTAAAAAACTAATAAGTGTTTTCCCAGCAGAAGTTGCTAATTCAGCTAAACATCTCCTAAACTTTAGGATATTAAATGCTGTTTCTATTTGATAATCCCTTGGAACAAATTTACTACCCTCAAAAAATTCTAAAGCCCATGCTTCAAATGATTCTGCACCTATGTTTCTATCAAATAGTCTTTGAATTCCATTAAGTTTAAGATCAAACTTATATTCCTTGCAAATGAGCATAACATATCTCCAAAGACCAGCGGGAATCCACTTATCGTCTTTGATGTATGAAACATATCCGTCCCATATTCCTTTCTTGACTAAAGGATTAAATCTCCAACTATCAATTCTTTTAGTTAAAGATATTTTAATCTGCTCTAGTTCAAGTTCCTCTGCTTCATCAATTCGTAAGAATTGATTATCATCCGTTAGAGTTAAAATCAATTTTCATTTAACTTTTTTTACAGTCTCGAAATATCAAGGCGATTCTTTATTGCAAAGCCCATATTGTCGAGAGTTTTTACTGAGCCTTCAATAAAGGCCTTTTGGCTTTCAAGTAAATCCAAAATCTGTTTATCATCTGAAAGATCTGCGTCGATAAAACGTTCTCTTTGTTTATCCGTTATCTTATAATCAAACTTATAATATTCGATCCATTTCTGTTTATATAACTTGTCTACTGTTCCTTTCTGCGTTCTAATTTTACCACCAATGGTTGCTAAATTTTCAACTAATATTTGCCTATAACTTAATGTGTATGCGCTAACATCTTCTAGGTTAATACCTTCTTTTAAGTTTTCAGTAAGTTCTTTAATCTTTAAAGTCCATTCTGATCTTTGTTTTGCTAAATATTCGTCTAATTGTACAATCTTAGATTTGTTAGTTGATTGTTCTGTCATGTGGTGTTTTTTAGAATAATGAGTTATTATTAGTATTCTTCTTAATATAAACTTGACTCTTAAATTTCTTTTTGTATTTAGGAGTTATTTTAATTTCTTTTTCAGCATGTGATAAATCGGCTGCTGCAAACCCAATAATCATTTTTAGATTTTTGTGTCTTTTTCCATCTTCTTCGAATTGATCTAATTCGTCATTTACCATTTGTACGTAATCGTCTATCATAAGTAATAAGCATCTAGTCGTGAATTACTAAAATACTTATCCATTGTAGATAAACATTTATTTTTTGTTTTCCAAGCAGCGATAACTAGATCGTTTAGATCTTTAATCTTGCTAGGATATTTATCCATCTTTGATTCAGACAGAAATTTGTCCCATGTAAATACTTCTTTACCTCTTTTTAATTTTTGCATCATCTTTGATTTTCCTGCTTCGTCATTATCAAACATATATCTTATTGTTGGAATTTCGTCTAACTCTTCAGTTGATCTGGTTACAGACGCCAATGCTATAGAGTTAGGCATAAATAAGGCATCTAAAGGTCCTTCGAATACCGTACAAGGCATTTGGAAGTTTGCAGTCATGATACCAAACAAAGTTGATAACTTCTTAGAGGATATAAGCTGTTCATCCTGAAGAGGTATTTCTTTATTCATTTCCTGATATATCTTTTCTATATCGTATGTTAAATATCTTGTGTTTTTACTTTTCCTTAAAGATCTACTTTGAAATCCTATAACCTTACCTTCAGGTGCTAAGTTTAAAACTAAGATTCTTTTATCTCTAGGAGAATACAAGAAGTGATTAAGCTTCTTATGTAAAAACCTGTTCTTTAAATAGAAAAAGGCAGGATCACCTGGTTCTATTTCTACAAGTTTAAAAACTTCTTTAAGTTCCTTTCTTGTAGGTGATAAATCATATAAGGTTTTAAACACACCATGTTGAAGAGTGTCTACTTCATTAACAGATACTTTGTGTTCTTTAATATATTCTATAATTGTAATAGAATCTTGAGTATCTTTGAATTTTAGGTGATGATCTTTTAAAAAACCATATAGATCTGAATGTTGTCCACAATTAAAGCAGTGGAATTGTAACGTTGCCCAATATAGATTACCTCTTTTCTTATGAGTTTCACCATGCGAGTCACCACAATAAGGGCATGCCAGGTTTAAACGACCTGGCATTTCCTTAATCATGTGTTTGTTAGGGTCAGCGTGTTCTTTTACACAAACTTGTTTAACTAAACTTCTGACCTTCTGCTTTAAATCTTCTGTGATTTTTTTAGATTCCGATTTCATCTAAGAAAGAATCTAGATCATCGCTATCTGCTGATGCAGTTGAAGATTTTGCTTCTGCTGCCGTTGGAGTCGCTGTCATTGTGTCAGGGAATTCAAAGTTAGCATCGTTTCCTGTTACCGGAGCTGCTTCTTTTACTGCTGCTTTTTTAGCAGCTGGCTTCGGTGTAGAGATTACAGAATCCATTGAAGAGCCAGGGTTAAGATATTGTCTTAAAATACCATTGACAAAGTCAAGAGTTTCAGCATCCCATTTCTTATATCCATAAGGATCTAAAGACGGTGCTGTATCTAATTCACCTTTAATAGATGTCATAGCTTCTTGGTTTCTTTCAGCTGGTTTTCCATCAATTGCAATAGCTGATCTAGTTGCAGAGAATTTAGACTTATCATAGTTATTATATTCACCTTGGCGAGTAATAATAAGTTCAAAGTTCTTTCCTTCGAATAAATCATAAATCTGAGTTGGTTCACCAAATGCAGGTTTAGTTTCTTCTTCGATCTTCTCTTTAATTTTATAACCGAATTTAAATACTTTATAAGTACCTTCTAATTCAGGGTTCTGAGGATCTTTCACTACTTTAATAAGTGAGTAGTACTGTTCTCTACGCTTAAGCTTGTCGCTCATCTTACGGTCTACTGCTGAATCACTCTTACGAAGTTTGAAGAATGCATCTGCAATTGGACACTTATCTCCTACCGTTGAAGGTGAATCAATAAGTCTTCCATCACCGTTAGCATCAGTTAGCCAGTGTACATACTTTTTAACTAGTGAATTTCTTGGGTTTGTTGGATTTGGTACAAAGCGGATAAGTGCTTTATAAGTACCATCTTTACCATCATCTGCGGATGGTTTGTAGATTTCATTTGTAGAGTTTGCACTCTTTGTCTCGTGGGTTTCAACATCGCTTACGCTTAAGTTGAAAATGTCAAATTCTGCCATTTCTTTAATTGCTTTAATTTACGTTAATGTCTTTAATCTTTAAAAAACTTTCAATAGTTATACATGTAATTCCTAAAAGGTTTCACAATAATAACTATTCTATATATCCGTATTGCAGGGGGCAGGGGGAAGAATTATAACTCAGAATAAGTAGAACCTGATTCGTCAATCCACTTTGAAGAAGAGTTAGGAAGACGGGCTAAACCAGCTTTTCTTAACATATCTATCATTTCACTTTCTGTTATTCTATGTTGAGTTACCATATCGCCTAAAATCTCTTTAAGCTTTAGTAGGTGGGCCGGTATTATTTCTCTATCTGTTTGCATATTTTATATATCTTTTTATTTTATGAAACTTTATGGGGAAAAGACAGTATAACTTAAGACTTTAAGCCTCAGTGGTAAATCTATTCCTCAGTGGCCGACATCTTTGCTCTAACGAAGTGAGTTAAAAAGTAAGCGTCAACTAAATCGTCAAAGGGTTTTGGTATTTTTTTAGAAGGTCCAATTTCTTTCACACAAAAATCTAAAAGAGGATGTTCTGCTAAAACTTGATCTCCTAATACATTACTTAAAAAGGCATCCCATAATTGAGACTTATTCATGTTTCCTTTTCCAGCGTGTTTCTTAATTGTAGTGGGAGCAATGGTTTGAATGTCTAATATTTCAAGTTGACTTAGCATTCTTTCTTTAAGTATTGCAGCCCCTGCAGCCATATCTATAATATTGTTAGTTCCCATTTTCGAACCGAAAGAAGTTCCTTCAAAAGAAATAATATATTGCTTCTTTGTTTTTGTAATGTCCGTTATTAAATTAATAATGTCATCTGCGGTTTTAGCGTACCTCTTTATCTTTGCTAATTCAACGCTTGAATAATCTGCACCTTGTTTTCCCCAGTCGGGTTGATTAATAAGAGTAACTCCCTTCAAATGAGATATGTCCTCTTGCCAAGCTCTTTCTTTCTTGGTTCCTTGGCCTTCTTTAATATAAGATATGAAATGATATTCGTTAGTTTCTTCTTGGTATATAAAAATACCTGGAGAGTTTAATGAAAAGTCTACTGATACGTAATTCAAATTAGAATGATTTTCCGATAGCTGCACCCAATCCAGCGCCAACTAATCTTGAGGTTAATAAATCGTAAAAAATACCTTTCTGAATTCCTAGAACTTTAGCAACTGTTTTACCAATTGTTTTACCTAAAGCAAACCCAGTAAGTCCACCGAATATAGAGCCTAAGAAACCTTCATTTGTTAATTCCTCATTAAATCTATCAAAATCAAACGTTCCGTCTTCGTTTGCATATTGTTTAGTAAATTCTTCTAATGCAGCATCAACCTTTTGCTCTAATTCGTCAGTCCATTCCGACTGTAGAGATTCTTCTAATAGAGTAATTTCCTCTTTAGTTATATTCTCTTCGCTTAAGTATTCAAAAAATGTTTTCATTATAATTATCTATATTGTTATGGATTATATATCTCGTTTATTTATTGTCTATTTCAGGAGTTATATTAAACTTATTATAATAAAAATTAAGGGTGAATGTAGAAAACTCCGCGACATTGCTTGACATATTTAATTCTAACTCTGATATTGAATTAAGAATGGGTTTTTCGAAAACTGCACTCATTAAATGTATACCTTCAGAATCCATTATTTGAAGTTTAAGATCGTTAATAAATGGTTCTCTGACGTGTTTTGAATAATAATACAATAAAGTATCTTGCATTATAAAATAATTAACATATCCATCTAATAATTGGAGCTCTATAGAAAATTGCCTTTCAATAGTATTCTGTATAGGAACAGATCCTCTGTGATACGTGATAGTTCCGTCATTAGGCGATTGTGATATTGGATCAAAATTAATACCTGGCATACTTAAGCCCTGTATAGAATAATTGATAAAATCAATAGGTTCTTCTAGGATATTACCTGGTATTCTATTTAAATAAGGCCTGTACTTGTCTACTACTTCCTTTGGAATAAAGGTTCTAGGAAACTTAAAGTTAAATAAATTATTTCTACTATTTAATATCATTATATTATTTCTACTTTTCCATGATACAATAAAGACTCTGTTTCTCCATTCTTTATATTAATATAGAATTTGTCTTCAAATTTATTTGTATCGCTTTTATCAAATCTGACAGCTGTTGTTTTAGGTATTTTAAAAAACACTTCTCCTAATCCTAGATCTATGTTAGGAAATGATGGATCATGTGCCATTCTCTGTTCAACCGCACCGCTTTTAATTATTAATACTATATTTTCTGCGCTTACTAATGAAACTGCTTTTTTATCGTCTCCGGAAGGTTGTGCAATATTGAATTTTACAAAGTTATCAGATACCTTAGACAATGATATAGTAGCCTTACCTTCTTCAAAAAACTCAATGTTATCTAATTCTTCAGATTCTGTTAAATCTGTTGTAACATTTGTAGCGGATGCTAATATCCCATAGGTGTCTAACGCAACTGGAACATATTTAGTTTCTCCAACGCTTGGTCTAATTGAATTAACAAATTGATTTAATTCTCTATTTACCGTAGTATTTGGTAGCTTATTATAGATAACAGTAGGATCTACATTTCTTAGATTAATCTTTTCCATTCTAGTTCCATACTTTTTAGTATTATAAGAAGTCATAGTTGCGACTTTAATAATTTGAGTATTATCTGTTTCGTTATAAATTCTCATAGTATGTCTAATATAGAAAGAGCTTGCTATACTAGAATTAAATATGATAGGTCTAAATGGGATTGGTGCTTCATAATTTGCAGTCTGAGTAAATGTCATAGATGAAGTATCTAAAAAATCTAAACCTATTTGTTCACTGACTTCTATATCATGAAATATTATAATGTCATCGCTTGAAGTTTGTATTCTTCCATTAATGTAATTTTCAAAACCTTGTCTAGAACCGTCTTTAGTTCCATACACTTGAAAATAATCCATGTCTTCTACTTCTTCTATATTAGCTGCAATATCTAAGTATTCATCTTCTTTAGAAACAGTAACGTCGATTGTATCTTCAACGTTAATATATTCTATATCTCCTTCTTCAGTTAAAGTATTTATTAATTTTAAACTTATTTCATAGTTAGTAGAATCTAATATTGCATCTTCGTTTTCTCCAAAGAATGCATCATGAAAATCCTTATTTTTAGTTGAAACATCAAAATAAATCAAAGAAGGAACTTTAATTTGTATGTATTTAGAATATGAAGTATCACCTAATACGAATGAATTAGGATTACTTATTTCAAAATTAGAATGATTTAAATAAACTATTGACGTAAAATAGTTATAAACTCCAGATTCTCTTTTAGCTTTAACCTGAAACATAAAACCTTCCTTACCTCTTGCAGCAAAAGAAAATCCAGTTTTCAAGTGTAATCTAATTGTATCATACCATACGTCACCTACTATGTTATCATCTACATTTGCAAGAGAAGAGTCTGTTCCATTCCATGATGAACTATCTAAATACGCTAAATCATTTTTAAGTAAAGCCCATTTACCATCACTATTTGAAGGAACTCCATAATATCTTCCAACTTCACCGGTCGCAGTTTTAATACTATTTCCAGTTTCTTGCTCTGGTTCTGCAAATAAAGGATTAGCCCTATTTCCTACATTTATTTCTCCACCCTTAAATGTATCTCCAGCTAGATTTTCATATGAATATTCAAATCTTCCATTAGTTCCTGGGGTATATGTGTATGTGTTACCAATTAATTGGGTAGTTGAACCGTTTATTGTGAATCCGGCTATATTGTCTATTGAAGAATCTGATAAGTTAAATTTATAAGTTTTGCCGTTTTTAAGAACTAATTGTCTAGATGCAAAGTCATTAATAAAAACATAACCATCTTGTATCTTTACACTAAAGTTAACAACGTCTGCTCCTAATTCATGAATCAAGAATCTAGAGGCTGAATCATTAGATGCCTCTGTGTTTAAAAATTTAAATTGACTTCCGTTGTCGTCGTTTTCTATCTTAGCGTCATCTACATAATCAACATTTTGATCATGATACATGAACTCCATTAGAATGTCGTCATCTAGTCTTAAGAATTTGGATGATTGTGCCATTGTTTATTTATTATTTTAAAATCTAAGAAATTTAGGGGACCAGTATACTCCTATACCAATCGATGGACCAGTGCTTATGACTTGATTATTATTCAAATTAATTCCATATTGAAATCCAACACCAATAGACCACCCTGCTTTTTTCTCATATTTATTATTTAATCTATCGTTAACTAAGTTTATATTTTCTATATTAGTGAACGTTACTCCTTTATATGGAGTTGTAATTTTAAGTCTGTCAAATCCTTCTTCATTAATGATAGCAGCACTTAAACCTATTCCCTGTATAATATCAAATCTAGAAGAGAATAAATTATAATTAGTGCTATCCTTTAAAAGAGATATACTTCCTTGAAATCTTCTCCAGTTATATTTATCAAACTCCCAC